CTTACATTTTCACTGTCACAGTGACTAATGAGTACGGATGTGTATTTGGTCAAGAGACGATCACATTGATTGTTGATTGCTCAGAAGAAGGCTAATTGAATTATGGAAGAGTTAATCGGGATACTACTATCAAAGTTGCTAGATCGGGAAATCCGGGAAGGCAGGCACGACTACATTGTGGAAGCTCGTGAGAAAGCCGAGGAATTGGAGTATCACTTTGAGAACGAGTATCCCGACAAACTCCTCCACACTCAACATCCTAGCGAAGAGCCTTGGATGAAGGAGTACAGGAGGCGGAGATGGCAAGCTCCAACAACAACTGCCACCGGGAGAGTGTTCACTTTCCTCCAGAAGATTCAGCAGGCTGATGACTTTAAAATCACATTTGAATCTGACTTTAAAAAGACAGGCATAGCTGAGCGCATAGGGCTAATGGATAACACCCTAAAGCACTATGTGGAATATGAGCTACCAAAGACAGGAAGCCTGGAGAAGTGGCTTTTCAATGTGTTTTTAAAGACTTACTTAATGGATTCCAATGCGGTGGTTATCACCATGCCTGATTATGATGACTTCATCGAGAACCCATCAGGCACAACTACACTAGATTGGTCAAAGCCTTACCCACACATCATAGAGAGTGAATACCTAATCTGGGAAGGTGAGGATTATGTGATTACTAAGACTGAGGACTACAAGGACATGAACCGCAAGAAGTGGGATCAGTTCTTGTGCTTTACGACAGAGGGGCTGATACTATTCAGGCAGGTCAATGAGTACACCTATGAGCAGCCTTTCCAGATATTTATTCTGCCCTATCAATTTGGCTATCTGCCTGCCTGTAAAGTAGGCAATATAATTTACGAGGAAGAAGATGGTCAGTTAGTCTATGACTCAGTTCTAGCTCCATGCCTACCAGCCTGGAATGAAGTGCTGTTCAGGACTGATGACCTTAATATACTTTGGGCAACACATGCCCTGCCCCAGAAGTGGGCATTGAAAATGTCACCATGCAAGACCTGCAATGGTACTGGCATAAGGACTAATCGCAAAGAGGAAAAGATAGGTTGTAATGATTGCCAAGGCTCTGGCAGAGCATCCAGCTCACCATTCGGCCTGATGGAGATTAACATTGATAGAGTAAGTGCTGTCAATCCAACTCCGCTTGTGCCTCCAGTGCCTCCGGCTGGTTACATCGAGAGGCCAACAGAGACAGTTAAGCTATTCCAGGAGGACATACTTCAGAAAGAGTTTCAGGGATTCAAGGCCATTGGTCTGGAATTGCTTGGACAGATTCCAGCTGCTCAGTCAGGCATAGCCAAGGAGTATGACCGGAAGGAGCTTAATACCTTCTGCTTCTCAGTTACTGTGCATCTGGCTCAGGTTTATCGGAAGGTATGTTTCTACATCATGCTCCAGAGGTATAATGCACTTTTTGCATCTTCCTTAATGGATAGTGATAAGATACAGGCTGCACTGCCTCAAATCACTGTGCCTACTGACTATGATGTGATGACTGCCGATATGGTAGCAGAGCAACTAAAGAAGGCAGTGGATAGCAAGTTCAATCCACTTATTACCGCTGGAATTGAGATGGACTATGTTGAGAAACTGTATGGCGAGAACAGCATACAAAAGACATACTTAAAACTCCTGAGCAGTCTTGATCCATTGCCTTTCAAGAGTACAGATGAAAAGACAGTGCTACTATCTAGCAATGGCTGCTCACAATTAGACTACATCCTGAGTGCTAACCTTGCTGCCTTTATCACTATAAAGGTTGAGGAGGATGCTACCTGGTATGATAAGCCATTCAATATGCAGAAAGCAGAAGTATATGCACTAGCAGCAGAGAAGCAGGCAGAGATCAGGGCAGGAGTAGTGCCAATAATGCCTGAAGGATTATGATATGGCGAAGACTCCTGAGCAGTTAATCAAGCAAATTCAGGAACTCCAGATGGCAATTGAAAGCCGGATGGATGATGCTCTGCCAAGAGTTTTCGCAAAACTATCTGACCAAGTAATTGACCTTGCCTCTAATTTATCACTTGATCCTAAAGACAGGGCAAAGTCATTAAAGGAACTAATCAAACTAAAGAAGGACATTGCTGACACTATTATTACTAACGCTCCTTATCAACTTCAGGTGGCGGAGGTCATCAAAGGATTCGAACTCCTCTCAGAGTTAAGCAATGAATACATCACAATTGCCATAGGTGATTTCAGCGAAAAGAAGGCACTCTATAAAGCTATACTGGAGACTAACATAGCTACCACTAAGGATGCTCTGCTAGGTGCTGGCATCAGGGAGAACTTCGGCACAGCCATTCAGGAAGTGCTAAAGGACAACATTGCTGGCATAGGCTCACGGTCTCAGCTTAATAAGACACTAAGAAAGTTTATTGAAGGAACAGAGCAAGAAGCACCATTCTTGAACCGCTACATTAAGCAGACTACCAATGATGCTGTAATGACCTTCAATGCTGAATACATCCAGACCATTGCTGATGACTTAGATGTGGAATACTACCTCTATGCAGGCACACTTATAGCTGACTCCAGACCATTCTGCCAGGCAAGAGCAGGCAGATACTTCACTACCGATCAAGTCAAGGCATGGCCTAATCTCAAGGGATGGAATGGGCGCATGGCTGGCACTAACAGCAGCACTATATTCATTTACCGAGGAGGCTATAATTGCCGACATCAGCTCTGGCCAGTTGCCAAGGAGCAGTATGAGGCTGCTCAGGAGAAAGGAAGAGCAGGCCTAAAATAACTGCAAAACAATTATTCAATTATTTTCCCGGTAGGCAATCAGCATTGAGATAGGCTTTAGGTGCTTCTGCTCCACCACAAGTCTCTTGCCATGCCCTAAATCCATCTCTACCAGGCATTGCTCAATTGACTGCTTCCTTATGTATCCTAAGATGGAAACTTCCAATGCCTCCTCATTCACATAGCATAATATAAATACATCAGCTCCTATCTCCTTTCGATTGTTAAAGACTAGCCTGCCTGTCTTATACTTGGTTGATTTGACTTGAATGTCATAATCATCCAGCATCAAGTCAGTGCTGCCTCCATCTCCTTCCAGGTTAATTGTAGTGTCAAAGGGCAGCTTTAAAGCCTTGGCTACAGCATATTCACCTAGTACACCTAATAAGTCAGCCTGTGATTGTGTATTGCCCCAGCGAGCTACTGAGGGGCGGTTAGGACTAACCTGATCCTTGAGAAAGTGTCTGCCTGTTGCCAGCACTTTGAGAAACTTGAGTTCTCGCTCTGAAATCGTTATCTTCAAGACTCATAAGGGGTTACAATAATAGCACATAATTATTGATATTTGAGCATGAAAAAGGCAAAAACAGGCAGCACTCCAGTTGCTAAAATTAGCTTCGGGAAGAGAAGAGAGGGCAAGCACCGGAAGGCTAGAAGGCCAAAGGATGGCAATGTAAAGAAGTATAAAGGACAAGGAAGATAATGGCAGAGAAGAAGTATAAGACCAAGGTCAATGGCAAGACTGTCAAGTTCGGGGCTAAAGGCTACTCCATTGCACCTGGTACTGCCAAGGGAGATAACTACTGCGCTCGTTCTTCTGGGATCAAGAAGTGTAAGAACCCACCATGTGCCAATGACTTGAGCAGAAAGGCATGGGGATGTGTTGGCAAAAAGTCTGTAAAAAGTGCAGCAAAAAAATTCACTCGCATCAAGTAACTTTACAGAATGCAACTAAAGCATTTTACACTTTCGGAGTTTGACTCTCCAGATGCTCCAGGATCAGGTAGCAACATGAAGCCTGCATTCATGCAGAGACTTGACAATGCCAGATCATTAGCAGGAGTTCCATTTAAAATCAACTCAGGCTTTAGAACCACTGTTCATAATGCCAAGGTTGGAGGAGTTGCTGATAGTTCACACACTCAGGGATGGGCAGCAGACATAGCAGCTACATCCGGCACATCTAAGTTTCAAATTGTGAATGCTTTGCTGAAAGCTGGATTCACTCGAATTGGGATTGCAAGTTCATTTGTGCATGTAGATTGTGACCCTGCAAAGCCTGCCCAGGTCATCTGGACATACTAATATGACACACGAATTTAGGGAGGAGCTGGTTAAATTCATACATGATACTCCTGCCTATGGAGCTATCATAATTACTAAGTTGTCAAATCCAGAGCCTCATTTTTACAATCCGGTTGAGGAGTGGCTGTACCATCACGGTTGGTCAATTATTCTATTATACAGACTCTACCGGATGGTTCTTGACATCCATAAGGAAAACATGCAACAAGTGATGTTTTATAATGATAATGGTGATCTTGTCTCTATGACTCTTTATGCCAAAAAAATTCAGCAAATCAAATCCATATTTAAATGAAAATCTCAAGAGACACATTTGTGACACTGCTGGCATTTCTATTATACATAGCAGGAGACATCTATATTGCTCGCAATGCTCACCAGAAGCTGGACAAGCTCATTAAAGACAATGAGGAATGGACGGCAGCAGCATATTGGAAGAGTGCCAGAACAGAGGGCAGAATTGATAGTCTTAAAGTTGAGACAGAGGCACTGGCTAAGACAGTTATCTACCTTGACTC